GCGAGTGGTGGTCAAACCACATTCTCGGCGACCTACACAATCGGTTACGTCGACGTCTTCTTGAATGGTTCTAAGCTCGGCACTGCGGATTACACGGCCACTGACGGAACATCTGTAGTCTTGAGCACAGGAGCCTCGGCTGGCGATCTTGTTGAGATCATTGCGTGGACAACAATCGGTGTTGATGTCGAGTATGTCCCTGCGTCTGGCGGCACGTTCAGTGGTGGGGTGACGTTCTCGTCGACCACCACCGTGTCGGGAGACGCCACCTTCGGAGCCTCCATCGTCGAGCAGGTGTTCGCACTGACTGGCACGACCCCCGCACTTGATCCGTCCAACGGAACCGTGCAGACCCACACGCTGTCTGGTGCCACCACATATACGGATTCCCTCTCGGACGGTGAAGCTATCACGCTGATGGTCGACGACGGAGCAGGGCAGGCGGTCACGTGGCCCACCATGACGTGGATCAATAACGCAGGTGCCGCGCCCGACTTGGCGACCACCGGATACACGACTGTCCAGCTGTGGAAGGTAAGCACAACACTCTACGGCGCACTCGTCGGGGATGGTTCGTAATGCTGAAGCGTGGTCTTATCGGTGCTGGCGGGACGCTTGGCGGAGCACCTGTGCTATTCGGGCCGAGAGGTGTGTTTGGCGGGGGTTACGACAATCCAGTTCCTAACGTCATTGACTACATCACCATCCCCACTACTGGTAACGCCACTGACTTTGGTGATTTGGTGAACGCCACGTATGATCTTGCCGCTACGAGTGATGGCTCTAGGGGTGTGTTCGGTGGAGGCTTCGTCGGTCAGCCTATCAATATTACTCAGTATATCACAATCGCCACAACCGGAAACGCTGTAAGTTCCGGCCAACTGACCCTAGCGAGATATATGCTCGCGGGTACGGGCGACGGCTCTCGCGGCGTGTTTGCAGGGGGTTCTGTTAGTGTGGGTGGAGCTGGTGTTAACACCATCGACTACATCACCATCGCCAGTTTGGGCTTTGCTGACGATTTTGGTGATTTGACTGCAAGTAGGTATTTTCTTGCCGCTACGAGTGATGGCTCTAGGGGTGTTTTTGGCGGGGGAAATGTTTCCAGCAACACCATCGACTACATCACAATCGCTACCACAGGCAACGCTATCGACTTTGGTGATTTGGTACAAACAACACAACGACAAGGGGCTACAAGCGACGGTTCCCGTGGTGTGTTCGGCGGAGGTATTGTGGGCGGAGCTGTTTCCAATACTATCCAATACATCACAATCGCCACTACTGGTAACGCCGCTGACTTTGGTGATTTGACCCAAGCTAGACAGATACTAACCGCAACAAGTGACGGCCCCAGAGGTGTGTTCGGTGGGGGGGTTACTAGCATTAGGCTTACCACTATTGACTACATTACTATCGCAACGCTGGGCAATGCCACCGACTTCGGTGATTTAACTTTGCGCAGAAGCGATCTGGCAGCAACATCAGGTGGATAAGATGAACAACGAAATCGCAGTTCTGCAGCCTCGGAGTACGACATGACCAACGCACGCGACCTAGCCAACTTCGGACGTACGAGCCCTGTCGTGACCAGTGGCACGATCACCGAGGACGTGTACGCGATCACCGGCACGAGTGTTGCGCTCGAGCCGGACAACGGCTCTGTGCAGACGCACACCCTGACGGGAGCCACCACATACACCGACGGGTTCTCCGCCGGTCAGGGCATCACGCTCATGATCGACGACGGTACTGGGTTCGCGGTCACATGGCCTACGATGACGTGGGTCAACAACGCTGGCGCTGCTCCTACGCTTGCCACTGATGTTCCTACGGTTATTGCACTGTGGAAAGTATCAACTGTGCTGTACGGCGCACTCGTCGGGGATGGTTCGTAATGTTGTGGGGCAAGGCGATAGGTGCTGGTGGGGCTGGTGGTGTTGTCGGCACATTGTTCGGGCCGAGGGGCGTGTTCGCTGGAGGAAGAACGCCGGGAACCGGAACAAGAACCATTGACTACGTCACTATAGCGACAACTGGCAACGCAGCTTCATTCGGCGACACAATCAATCTAGGTTTATCGATGGGAACTTCAAACGGCCATAGGGGCGTGTTTGCTGGTGATTCATCTATAAGCAATACCATAGAATATATCACCATTGCCGTAACGAGTAATGCTTCAGACTTTGGTAACTTGTCTCTGGCTAGGTCCTATGGTGCTGCAACATCGGACAGTTCAAGAGGTGTTTTTGCTGGCGGGCTTGCTAGTGGAATCGGCTTATCGAGCACTATAGACTACATCGCCATAGCGAGTAAAGGTGATGCAACTCCCTTCGGTAGTTTGACTGTTGCTAGATACTACCTTTGCGCCGTAGGTAGCGAAACAAGGGGGGTGTTTGCTGGAGGCGGTGGCGGGAGCAATGTTATGGACTACATCACCATCGCCACCACGGGCAGCGCTACAGATTTTGGTGATCTATACGATTCGACACAAGGCGTTGGTGCAGCATCAAACGGCACAAGAGGTGTCTTTGCGGGCGGTGGACCTAGTGTGACCAGAGGTATACGCTTCATCACGATTGCCACTCTGGGCAATGCACTTGGATTTAACAATTTGGTGGCGGCAAGAGAAAAATTGGCAGGCACAAGCGATGGCTCAAGGGGGGTATATGGTGGCGGATATACTGGATATGGGGCATCTAACGCAATGGACTATTTGACCATAGCATCGATCGCAAATGCTTTCGATTTCGGAGACTTAACGGTCGGGCGATATGAGTTATCGGCAACATCAGGTGGATAAAATGAGCAACGAAATCACAACCACACAGAGCAACTTCGCGTCACTCGCTCCCGCCAAGGCGGTTGAGCTGGCATCTGCGCGCCTCCCTGAGATGGTAGCCAAGACGCAGTCCTTCGGGCGCAGCAACAGCCAGACGACCACCAGCCTGATGAGCCTCACGATGCTCACGGGCCAAGCGCCACACCGGCAGGTGCGTCAGGTTCTCGCGGAGATCGCCAAGCGCCAAGCGGCGCTGTCCGAAGCGCAAGTCAGCTACGTCGAGCTTACCGAGAAAGAGCCTGATCCGGACTGTTCCGAGGCACTGCATGAGGCCAAGCAGCGGCAGAAGGCATTCCAGATACAGCAGATGGAGAACCACATCTCCGGTGCGGTCAAAGACATCGCGGTCCTGATCGCCGCCTATGACAACCTTGTCGCAACTCACGGCATTGAAGACTGGACCGAGGAAGACTTCGAGCGCCACGAGAACAAGTTTCACGTCCGGCGCGGATTTGAACTTCTCTACCGCAACTTGGTAGAGTTGGGTCGGGGCAAGGAGGCGTCGATTGAATACCTTCAGCAGTTCGGGGTTCATATCCAGATCGCCTTGCGGGAAGTCACCGGATACATCGCCGCGACCGACGAGCGCATCAACAACGGCGCGCGCCCCACAGCGGCGGACCTTGAAGATTTTCTTGACCAGATGGCTATAAAATACGAGCACTGTGCGACAGAAGTTACACAGCGGATGTTCGGTGTCGAGAGCATCGCCAAACCTGAATTTATGTCCCTACCAAAAACGGAGCTTTGAATGTCCTACGTAAAGATCACAAACGGCCAGCCTGAGAATTACTCAATCGGGCAACTGCGTCGTGACAACCCGAACGCGTCCTTCCCGAAGCGTCCCAGCGACGCGCTTCTGGCGGACTGGGATGTATTCCCGCTGACGCTGACACCGCGTCCGGAGGTGGATTACACGAAGAACGTCAACGAGGGAACGGCTGTCCTGACCGACGGAGCGTGGACACAGGTCTGGGACGTGACAGACGCAACGCCCGAAGAGATCGCGCAGCGCACCGACAACGAGGGGCAATCTGTCCGATCGCAGCGGGACTACCTCCTGCAGCAGACTGACTGGATGGCCTTGAGCGACAACACGATGACTCCAGAGTGGGCCGCATACCGCCAGTCGTTGCGCGACGTCACAGACCAAGCGGGCTTCCCGTGGAGCATCACTTGGCCGACCAAACCGGAGGCATAATCAATGCTAGGCTTCAGCCCCATCGCAGACGCGCCTCTCGGAGCGCCGAGTCCGGCCGAGCAGCTCGTAATCTACGCTGACGGAATACTCGTGTCGGCCGGTCACGGCTTTCAGGGGCTGACAGCATCGCCGAACGTGGTCTACGCGGACGGCTCTCTGGAAGCCGCTGGTCAGCAGATCGAAGGTCTCGGGCAGTTCTTGGTCGTGAACAGAGCAGACGGGTATCTGTCAGCGGCAGGGGCGAGAATATCTGGCCAAGGCTCGATCCGCAAGATAATCTACTCCGACGGGACCATGCTATCATCTGGACACGCGATGTTCGGGTCAGACTTGTTCCGCAGGGAAATTAGAACAAATAGACCTCCGCTCAATCTCTTCGAGCGGGTCTACCGCTCAACATCAGCGAAGGTCTTGGGCGGATGGACTTACGTCACCCAGCCTCCGACTTATCTGGTGGAAGACAAGATCGATCCGCAGAACGTTCGTGAAGTTGAGTCTCGTTACATCACGACAGCGATGTCATTTGCTGGAGGTAACGCGAACGTCTCGATCAAGGTGCTTAACTTCGACGAGAGTGAGGAAGTGATTCTTGTCGACAGCCTCGAAGTTTCTGCTGGAACAAAGTTCCGCCTTCCGGTTGGTAAGGCCATCTTGAAGAGTCAGGACATGCTCTATGTTCGAGTGAACTCCGGTGACGAGCTCGTGGTTTCTCTCCACTACGTCGCCAATCAACGCGAAGAATTTGAGGTAATCTGATGGGTCCGCTCTGGGAAGCAACACGTGATCTGCACCACAAGGCGGAGGGCCATCCTCTCGCTAAGCGCATGGTGGACGGCTCCATCACCGCACAAGAATGGGCAGACTGGTTGCACGCCCACATGACGATCCAGCTCGCCATGGACCCATACCTTCCGCCACACATTCGGCGTGCCGACCGGCTCGCCAACGACCTTCTGGCGCTCTTGCCGGTGGTGGCCAATCCCTCGAAGGCGGCAGCAGTCTACGCTGCGACCCTCACTGGGATATCGGCCATCTTCGGCGGAGCCTACCTGACAATCGGCGCTCACCGGCGCGGCGGACAGGTCATCGAGAAGGCAATGCGTTTACGCGGAGTCGACCTTCCAGCGGCCCACATACAATTCGACCAGCCCCAAGAAGCAGAGCTGTTCGTAAAGAAGTTGCGGGAGATTCCGCACATCGCCGACGGTGCAAGACGAGCCTTCGAGGTCTTGTTCAAAGTCATGGATGAGATCGAGGCACGCAATACTGAGGGGCGGCAATGACCGAAGACACAAGATTAGCGAGCATCGAGACCGAGCTCAAGGAAATCCGCAAAGCGATCGTTGTGCTGGCACGCGTCGAAGAGAGGCTGGTGACGGTCTTCAAGCGGATCGACAGCTTCGAAGAGGCGATCAAGAAGCACAACGACCGGATCACTGCTGTCGAGCAGAACTCAGGGAACAATGGACAGGCCTTGCGCTTCGCAGAGCGCATCTTCTGGATCGTTCTGGCGGCTGGCATAACGTACACTTTTAAACAGAATGGCGGATGAAATGAATGAAGCAATTTTCAGCGCAGCAGAAGGCTATCTTGGGCTCAAGGAATATCCAGGCGCTCGCCAAAACGAAACTGTCGTCGGCTTCGCGAAGGCTGTCGGGCACGGATGGGTCAAGGACGACGAGACGCCTTGGTGCGCATCCTTCGTTGGGGCCGTCCTTGCCCAGCTCGGTCTTCCTCACACTGGTAAGCTCAATGCTCGGTCCTACGCCAATTGGGGAGATCCTGTCGCAAGCCTTGCCGAAGCACAACACGGCGATGTGGTTGTTTTTAAGCGCCCTCCAAATCCAGCTCACGGTCATGTCGGATTCTTCGCCGGTGTCGAGAACGGGATGGTCATGGTCCTTGGCGGCAACCAAGGCAACAAGGTCAGCATCGCACCCTATCCTGCATCGCGCCTCTTGGCGATCCGACGCGCAAAGGGCGCACGTCAATCAGTTGCGGCGACCAAGACAGCCCAAGCATCTACCACCCAGATACTGACTGGCGCGACTGGCATCGGAACTGCTGTTGCAGCTCTGGACGGCCAAGCTCAGATCATCGCGCTGGTCGGAGGCTTCTTGCTTGTTGCTTTCGGGTTGTGGTTCTTCCGCAATCGGCTGAAAGACTTCATGGCTGGGGCGCGCTAAATTGATCGATGTCGGGTTGGTGTATCTCAGCCTGCTCAGCGCCGATAAGCAAATCGAAGAGGCCGAGGAGTTCTGGACGATGATGAATAAGCTTAGGATCTATGCCCTGATCCTTCTTGGCGTTGCGCTAGGCCTCCTCGGTCTCCGGTTCCACTGGATGCGAATTGCAGAAGAGCGCATTGCTGCGGAGGCTGCAAGAGCCTCGAACCAAAGGATGCGGAGGTCGAATGGTGTGCGTGAAGAAATTGACAACCTTGGCGATGCTGCTTTGCGGGAGCGCGCTTCTCGCTGGGTGCGGAACAAGGCTGACGACTGATTGCGACTGGACGCGGACGATCTACATCGACTCAGACCAGACGATCGAGTGGCTGCTCGCGCACGACGAGCAGCTTCTCAGGTCAGTCATAGCCCACAACGAGATCCGCGCCGGACTATGCCAATAGGCCTCGCAGAGCAATTTCGGCTAGGCACTTGACCTCTTCGTTGTGTTGCGCAGAGCCGTGATCATTCTTCGCGATTCCGATGGTCTTCCTCGCCTCGCAGATGTGGATGATCCTCCTGATTGCCTGCTCTGCTGTCGCCTTGTTGTCTGTCATCGGATTGGAATTGGTCGTCATCTTGAATCTCCATTATTGTTTTTGCGAACTCTTCGCCCTTCTTCCTCATTTCAAGCTCGACTTGCTTGAGCTGATCTTCCGTCGGCTCGATCCCTGTGGCGCGGAACTGGGCAAGAGCCACAGTCTTGGCCATCCCTGAGGAACCGTTAGCAATAAGCTCGAATGCCAACCCCTGCAACCAGCCTGCCAGCCGCTCGTTTGTAGAAAGCGAATTCCCTGTAGGCTTCTCCGGAAGGTCAGACACTCTCGACTCCGAGGCCAGTTTCGCAAGCGTATTCCGCCTTGCCTCCTCTGCCTAGCTGGCTGGTCCTGACGATCTTGATCTGCAACAGCCGAGACTTGAGAATCAAGATCCTCATGGTGGCTGCGAGCGTCCCGTACCAGTGTACAGGGCGCTCTTTTTGTTTGTAGGCCACGGATGCTATTTCATCGATCGTCCAGAGCTTAGATCTGTCCATCAACATCGCATCGTAAATTGCCTTCTCCATCGGTGATAGGTTCATCACATCTCCTCCAGCATTTTCTTTATGTCGCCCAAGGCCAGCTCACTAATGCCTTTCTTGCGGCTGAGGTTGGTCAGTATTGCGGCGTCTATCGATCCCTTTGCGACAAGGTCGGTGTACACGACCGAGCCGGTAGTTCCGATCCGATGGATGCGGTCCTCGCTTTGCCAGCGATCCACAGCGTTGTAGCTGTTGGAATAGTAGATGGCCTGAGAGCAGAGGCCTTGCAGGTTCAGGCCGGTTCCGCCTGCTTGCGGATTGGACAAGAACACACGCGCACCACCAAGGTCCAAGAAGCTCTTGACGCCTTCGGCACGTTCGTTGTCGCTGGTCCCGCCATGGTATTCGACGAATGTGATCCCAGCCTCGTCCAGCGCGTTGGCGATCATTGCGATGTCCCGCCGGAACCTTGCCCAGATGATTGTCTTGCCTTGGTAGGCCTCGAGATATTCCATCAATGCCAACAGGCGCGGGTTCTTGTCGGGCGGGAGGAGCGTGTGCACCTCGCCATCCTCGTCGATCATGAAGCCATTTGAGGCCTGCTGGATCTTGGTCATCGCCACAGCAGCATTGGCGGCGGAAATAATCTCGCCAGTGTCAATCTGGTGCTCAAGCTCCTTGCGGATGTTCTTGATGGCCTCCTTCTGCTTTGGGTGCAGGTCGAAGGTCCATCGCTTGTAGCCTTTGGGCAGGATCCCGAGCTGGTCCTTAGTCGCTCTGAAGCTGTGCGGATCAACCTTCTCCTTGAACCGCTCGACATTGCGGTGTCCGATTACAACCCGCCCTTCGAAGCCACCCATTATACAATACTCGTTGCGGAAGGCGCTGATGTAGCGGATGCCGAGGATGTCCTCATTGACCCAGCGCAGCTGCGACCATTCGTCTGTAAGGTCTTTGGCTATCGGAGTTCCAGTCAGCGCCAAGCGGTATGGCGAGCAGGATGCCTTCTTGATCTCTTCAAGAGCCTTGTGGCGATGCGATCGGTGGCTCTTTATCTCTTGCGTCTCGTCGGCGACGATCAGAACGCGACCCTTGTGGTGGTAGACGAACTCCAGACAAGCCTCCTTACCCTTGGGCGTCTTGGCACCGTCGAAGTTGATCGAGAAGAACTTCAACGCTCCAACGGTCCGGACGCTGTCTGGAAGGCGCATCTTGCGGCATGGCCAGAACTCTCCATGCCATTCGCCTCCGAAGTGTGCCGGAACCTCACTCTCGATCCATTGCCGGTGGACGCCTTTCTTTGCGACGACCAGAACGCCAGTGATAAGACCTCGGGACCAAAGATCACCGGCTCGGTCGATCGCGACCTTGGTCTTGCCAGTTCCTTGTTCCATGAATAGCGCGAACGCGGCCCTGTCCTCCATCCGCTTCAGAGCCTCGATCTGGTGCGGATATGGCTTGGTCTTAAATGAATATTCGCTGGGCTGGTCGAAGGCGTCTAACACCTCCTTGGTCTCACCACCCTCAATCTCGATGGTCCCGAATGCCTCCCGCAAGATCGAGAAGTTGTGTTGCGTCGCCGCAATCGAAAGGCCTCCGCCGGTGAGCCAAGTCCTCTGACCCTCAATCATCGGCAACACAGCAAGCA